GTATGGAGGATCGGTATGAATCAAATCAGGGACAACTCCATCCATCAGCGTCTCTACCGCATCAATGCTGGTCGAATCCCCGCACATCAATCGGTGATTTCCTAGAATCCAGATGTCACCTAATTTGCTTATGGGTTCTTCTGGAATCTCTGGGACCGCATCCTCATCGGTCAGTCCTTCAGTTTCATCATCAAGTGATAGGTTTGCTATTTCCTCATCACTGAATCCGGTCAGGCTTAAATCAAATTCCATATCCTGAAGTTCTTTAAACTCCACCGCCAACATTTCAGCGTCCCAACCAGCGTTAAGCGCCAGCTTATTATCTGCAATAACATAAGCCCTTTTCTGCGCCTCACTGAGATGCGATAACCTAATGGTGGGTACTTTATCCATCTTTAGTTTTTGCGCGGCTAATACGCGCCCATGGCCAGCTATGATTCCATTTTCTTGATCAATCAAAACAGGATTGGTAAATCCAAACTCTTTAATCGATTGCGCTATTTGCCCGACCTGTTCTTTACTATGTGTCCGGCTATTTCTAGCGTAGGGTATTAAATCATCAGTTAATAATTCTTCGATATTCATTTTACTGGCCTTTTAACTGATTCAATTTACAAACCTTTAACCGATTCAATATTTATTTTATAAACCTTTAACCGATTCAATATCGGATCCTCTAACCGCATCCCACTCATCAGGCGTTGCGTCATTAATTGATCTGCGTTTCGCACAACCACATGATTTAGACCTTCCCCTGATGATATTGTTCGCCAATATACTTCGAATGGTTCCGCATTTGCATTTAGCGACAACGGCGTGTTTGCTTTCGACGCCTGTCTTTATATCCTTGTCATCAGATAAAACGGTCCAGCTGCCAAATATCATCCCCACGATATCATTCCTCGTTTTCATTAGGATCCCTTGTTGGAAGGCCACACCAGTAAANAAACTCGCCCTCAGAATAATACTGCCCGATGACGGCTTGTCCCTGCCTGGTGCGCAGAAGTATCTTGGTATTCAACGGAGGTGATACTTTATCAATCCGTTTCCATACTGGCCTAAATTCTGATTTATGTCTCATGATTCAGAATACCACGTTACAGCTTACTCTGTCTATCCTGCCATATCAACATGGCCTCGACCTTGATTGCATCGATGAACTCCCTGGGCATCGTTCGCTCCCAACGCATCAACCAGCTAGCTCTGATCTCCCTATTGGGTTGGCTCATCAGGAACCTTGCGCGGCAGCACACGTTATCGAACTGNTAAACGGGCCTNGAATGGGCGCAGAGAGGGCAGTCACCTGTTTTTTTGTAGTTAGTCACGGCTAAGTATTTGAGTTTGAAAGAAAAGTGACTGAGTGACCCGTGACTATGGGTAAACGTTCTCTTATAAAGGAATTTATATATATACGTCCCATATTTATCCTCCTCTTTTTTCTACTTATTTATATAGTCACTTAGTCATTAGTCATAAATAGATAAGAAATCAATGACTTAGGAGTGACCAACCGTGACCAACTTTATCTATTTACTGCCGTTTTTGGTGCAAACAGCAGCCTAGACGCATTCGTTCTCTTGCTTTTGCCACCGTTCAATTTCCTGATCGCATCGGCTGCCGTGTTTTGTTCTGACTTCGTAGGACGATCAATTCCAATAGAAATCAAAATATCTGTCGCTGTATTCCATGCCCAAAGCGTCTCAGGATCACTCCATTCAAGATGGCTGCTGATGCGCTCCACGATGGGGTCAACGGACGTAAATTGCTCATTGTGAGCGTTCAATAGATTAAGCTCATTTTCGGTCAAGAAATAAGATTCACCATTGCGATAGTGATGGAGCGCCTCAGACCATATCTGCTGCATATCTAGGTTATGGCTGTGATTTATTTCTGCGGCCTCAATCGTCCAAAATCTTCTGTTTCCAGTTGGATCATTTAAAAATTGCTTTGGATTAACCGATCCAAAAAATACTGTTCTTCGAGCATAATGTGATTCCTTTCTCGCAAATGCTCTCCTCAAAACATCTGACTTATTAGTAATAAATGCCTTTAGTTGAGCAATATCGGATTTCTTAAAGGTTGAATCTAATTCCCCAAGCTCTACCAACCAAAATGAACAAACTTGCTTAACGGAATCTTTATTATCTGGCCTAAGCAACATTCCTTCCTTCCATAACCCTAAATCCTCTGGAACTAAAGATTTAAACCATTTAGTTTTACCAAGATACTGTTCGCCCTGTATAACCAGCATTCCTGGCGCGGCAACCCCAGTGGGAGAAAATGCGGCGGCTATGGCGGCAATCATCCATCTAAAAAGAAGTATCTCTTTAAGATCATTGTCCTGATTATTGACGCAGAAAATAGTGTCATAAAGATTGGGAAGTCTTTCTATACCATCCCAAGGTTTAGATTCNATCCATGTTGCTACTGGGTTATAGACGTTCTGATCCGCTAAATAAAGAACATAGTCATCAACACTGGCTGGCGAAAAGTCAAAGCGACTACATTCTGATCTAAGCCAAGCAATTGTAGCATTTGCCTTATTATCAATAGTGAAGCATTTCCCAGGAATAAGAATTTCATCTTCCTTGGTGATGATGTTGTATCGAATACTAACGCCAAGACGATGAACAATTTCTCGTAAATTCTCAATATGATTAAGTGGTTTTCCTTTGCTATTGGTAAGTGTCAGTGATGAAGAATAATCAACAAAGATTTCTGGAGCTTTGATAATTTCAAACTTGTCTTCTGTTGGTTCTTTGTATTCCCACAATGGGGCTGCCTTGCAGATATTGATAAGAGTTTCTTTGGTTCCTCCACCAGCTATCCAATCGGATACATCTCCCTTTGGTGGAAGATCTGGAAGATGAACAATCCTTATTGATGTGGCTACATTGCGTAGCTTTGCTGCCACTATTTCAGCGTGTTTATTCCCAGCCTCATCGTTATCTGGAAGAATGATAACAGTGCGATTTGTAAACCAATAAGCCATTTCATCGCTGAATTTTCCACCGCCTCCGTTATTACAAGTCGCTGTTAACCCTAGTGCGTAAAGATTATCCACATCCTTTTCACCCTCAACAATCAAGACGGTATTTTGTTGGGATAACATCTCTGGAAGGCGGTATGGAATCGGCGTTATTCCAACCAAATCCCATTTCCACTCATTACCATTCGGCTGGCGCTGCGAAAAACCCTTGGGAATAAATCTGACGACCTGGTATTTCAGTTCCCCATGCTCATCGTAATAACTGTAAATAGAATCTATTTTTCTATCTGCTTTTGCTTTTGGCTTTGTCTTTGCTTTTAATTCTGTCTTAGGCTTTATGCCCTCATCCTCTAGCCATTTTATGGCTTCAGCGATAGAGCCGCCTCGAATGTGAGTAATAAGATCTAGAGGGCCTCCTCCTTTCTCATTCTCAAAATCATGCCAGATGCCTTCATCCAGCTTAATAGACATCGATCCGTGTGTTCCGAACCGAAGATGTTGGCCTTGTTTTTTTGTTTCTGATGGGTTGTCCCCTAGCAATTCAGATACGATTGCAGGGAAATATTCCTTAAATTTACTCATATTTTTTAGAATCCGTCTGTCCTAACCGTCTAAAAAAAGATGCGCCAAACAAGGACGGAACCTGTCTTTCGGGAGCTACCCTAGACGCATCAAGCAGTTTACATTACAGATTGTTTAGTGATAAAAAAAACTCAGCAGATTCGGTGACTTCATTCAAATCCTTAACTTGTTTTTCTGAAAGATTCTGAAATTCACTTGTTTTAGCCGCATCCTTTAAAAAAGAAATGGCAAAATGAGGAGCGCATTGATTGCAAACAGCAAAATCCTTGTGACATGACCAAGTAATTCCACAATCGCCAAAACACAATTTTTCACCACATATTAAGCATTCATCTGGACGTCCATTTAAAAAGGATCCTTCTATAAAAGTCATAAAAAACCTCCAAATATAAAAAAACCGCCTTGCTATTCCTGGGTAGCAATTGGTGCGAAGCGCACCTCCAGGTCAAGCAAAACGGTTTTCCTAAAACTTCGCATTTGGCTTGCTACGGCCAGACAAGAATTTACTCCAATTATTTTATGATCGCAAGCGCATCCCCAACACTCCTAGCCACACCAGCTACGCCACCGCGCTCGTTTACGATACTGATGAATCTGGATTGATCATCGGTCACACGCCCTCCTTTGGCCTTGACCTCAACGGCCATGAACTGTCCGTGATGCATACCAATGATATCTGACGATCCCTTGCACAGACCGACATGAAGCCGCCTGGGGTTTTTTAGGATGACATCTCCATTAGAAAGCATCGTAGGATCTCCGACCCAGGCTAACCCTGTATTTTGCCTCCACACAGTGCATCCAGCCTCGGATAGCGCCAGCATGATGGAGTTCTGGATGTCGCGTTCCTTCATCAGAGATAAGCCCTGGCCTGATTGAAAATATCCGGAGATGGTTTACGCCCCATCCTAGCGCTGTACGTAATGGCCGCCCATTCAGCGGGTTTTTTCATCTGTCGGCGTTTGCCAAGTTCTACCAGATCCTTCAGCGTCCTAGCCGATCCTTGTTCGCGTTTCTTCTCGCGTCGAAGGGTTTCGATATCGATTTTTTCAAGGCTTCCTTCGATAACATCTATTTTTCTCCCCTCACCGGCCAGCGATTCTCCACAGGACGGGCAATGGGTAGGCCCTGGTTTAAACACGGCGTAGCAATTATCACACTGTTTAATAGAAACTTCAGGTTTCTCTGATTTCCGTTTGCCTCGCCTGGGATCACCATCAAGCGACCATTCTCGTTCATCATCTGGGAGGCCATGCCGTAGATAATTCTGGACATGATCCAATATAATAAGATGGTCCTTGCCATTTGCTGTTCGGAATCCTCGTCCATTGCCCTGCATCCAGATAATTAAACTGGCGGTTGGTCGCAGCCACTGAACAGCTTCAATAGTGGGGACATCTATTCCTTCGATTAATAGTTCTACATTCGTTAGAACTTTGGTCTCTCCAGTCCTCATGCGATTTAGTATCGCCTGACGNTCTCCTGATGGGGTACTGCCGTCCATGTGTTCAGCGGGTATTCCATTCGTTTTGTATGCCTCACACACGTGCATGGCGTGTTTAATTGTCGCGCACATGATGACGCATCGCTTACCCTTGGCGTGTGATAGATAATGCTCAACGGCGTCACCGATGATCGATGGGCGATCCATCAGGGCCTCGACATCTTCTGCGACATAATCACCCATGCGGGTCTTAAGCCCTGAAATGTCAGGCGTTTGTTTTGCCCCATAAATGACGTAGGGACATAGATAACCGGCTTTTATCAG